AGCGCCGTTGATTACCCAAAATTCAAAGTGACCAGGAGAATACTCTTGTTCAATATCAACTAGCAAACTTGGATTGTCTTTTGTACCTAACATCAGTCTCATAGCACATTTTCATCTTTGATAACATCAAATATATTACCGTACTCATAACGAGCCCAGTTGTCCATGTCCACATAGATGTTGATCTTTCTGCGATACACCCATTCAAACCAAATCCACTCGCCGTGTAGTTTGATTGGGCGCCACGCATACCAACCTTTCCAACGACTCTTTGTTACTTTCCTTGGAACAAATCCGCCAGCATCGTCCATCATGCCAGTTGTTCTCTCACCCAGGATAAACGAGCTTGCTCGTCCATAGCTGTGTATTCAACAATGTTGGCACGAATAGCATCTACCAGTGGATAGTATTCTTCATCTAGATTGTGCTTAATGTCCTTGTTCAAGTCCACTAACTTGTCTGTACGTGGATTGCGAGCAACCCACTTAGAAGTCAAGTAGTAAGGCGACTTGATCTTAGCACTGACACCATCTGCTGTATAAAACACATATCCTTCATGCTTGCATGTCTTAGCATCTACTTTTAACTGCGCCATGCTAGTAGTTTGGCTACCAGGACTGAAGCAGTTGAACATTGCCGCCAAGTCTAGGATCACAAAAGGGTCATGTCCTACTTTGCTACCCCATGTGTTTTCACGGTAACCCAAAACATACATACCTGCCTTTTCAGGAACGATATGTGGGTCGTTTGGATGTACACATTCAAACATCACAGTCATATTTTCTAGTTCGCTATTAGACATTGCCATTTGCCAGTCAGCCCAGGAAGCGTGAGTTAACATCATTTCCTTGGCCATGGCAACAAAGTCGCTGTCAGTAGAACCAGTAGTAGACACTAAAATGTCACCCTTGTACCAAGTCATTGCAACCATAAAGCCGTTAACCTTACGGAAGGCAGTAACTTGTGTCTTGTCATCTAGAACTGGGGCTTCTTTTTCGATGCCATAGTTATAGATTTTTGTAAAAGGATAGGATACAATGTTGAAATCTTCATCAACAATTGTACCACGACATTCTGCAATATAGTCGTTCCACAGGTTATCGTAGAACACTTTCTTCTTATACTTCAGAACATAGATGCCTTCTCCGGCTGGCTTCATGTTAACCAGTCCAGAAGTTTCTACATACTTTTTCAATTCATCTTTAAACATTTTTCAATCCAACTCTAGAATACCCGAGTTCGCTTGCAATATCTTTTCTATCTTGCAAACTAGCAAGGACGTCTTCTTCTTGTTTGTCGACTTCTGCAAGAGCTTGCTTCAATGTTTTCCCGCAAGTCCCTACATATTGCACACCGTCTTTCCAATGTGCGTACATCTCAAGTCCTTCACGAACACCTTCATGATAGGCTTTTGCCAACATTACTTTACTCATTAAATAACTCACTAATATCCCATGCAAATCGTGCTCGCATCTTTTGCAAAGTTTCAGCAGGTACATTATGCACATTGCCGAAAGTATTTTGTGCAATAAACACATTAGGCACAATACCAAATTCTTTTGCGATGTCAAAGTATGGTCGCAGTTCCTTTACAGTGGTAAAGGTGTTAGACACTACAACATCACAACTCGCGGCCAATGCCTTACGAGTTTTTTCTTGACACCATTCATGAGCTTCACGCAAACGACTAGCATCAAACTTATATTCTCCGCCTTCTATCCAGAACATATCTGCTTCCAGATGAATCCAATCCGGGTTATAGCACAAGGCTTTCGCCATAGTGCTTTTACCCGAACCTGGAATCCCCCTAATTAAAATTAATTTCATTTATTCAACTCCTGCCATGACAAACTTACTCGCCTGAGCATGAAGACCTGGATCTCCCTTTGTAAGGACTTCAAGAAGAAGTCTCTTTTCCTCGAGGTAAACCCTTGCAAATTCAGGATCATGTGCCATGATGCTTCGACTGTTACTGATGAGGTCAGCGAGCTTGATCGTCTGAGCTTCGGCAGGTGCTTCAGCAGTATGAGCGCGGTCCATAGCCTTACGAGTTGCCCTGTTACCGTCTTCAGGCTTGCTTACATCTGTAAGCCAACCAACAAGGGTAGCAATATCGATACCAAACGCCATGTGAACGTCAGTAAAAGTGCAACCAGTATCTTCTACAACATCGTGAAGCCAAGCAGCCGCAACCATATCAGGAGTACTACCCGGGACACTTGCCACAATGCTTGCGACCTCAGCAGGGTGAACAATGTAAGGTTCACCAGTGTACTTGCGAACTTGTTTTACACTTGCGTGAGCCGCCATTGCATAGACTTGTGCCTTACGCACGATGTCCATGCCGCTAAGTTCCATAGTAAATCCTTCCATTGTATTCTCCTTAGAGCCCTAAGAGCTCTCTTTCTTCATCATTCAACATTTCACGAACTTTGCGTTCTGCTTCCTTCTTGACTTCGTAACGGCGGTTTGCTTCTGCTCGTTCTGCTTCAAGATCATCGACCTTGTAGGTCAAGTCTTCCAGAACGGCGTTAGCGTCCGGGCTGTAGCTGTAGGAAAGAAGGTAGTCGTTACGATGGCGATCGTTACGATCTTCAACATTGAAGAACCCATTTGAAACAGTGAGTGTCAGAGTAGGCTCTGCACTAACCCGTTCCAACAAATTCATCAAACGCAAAGGATAGGCAGAACGCTCTGCTTCTAGTCGTTCTTCACGCTCACGGGCTTCACGGACAAGTCGTTCTGCTTTGGTTTCTCGTGCCATCATCGGCTCCTTATTACTTACTATACCTATATTATAGCACCGAAACCAATTTGTGCCAATTTAAAAAAGTAGTACTTTGTACTACTCTTTAATGATGCGCTCGGATTTCTCCCTTTAGTGCGTCTGCAATCATAGCATCTAAGCTAGAAACAACTCGCCCTGTTGCGTCAAACGCTACATCACGAGCACGGTACTTTTCCATACCTGTCTTGTTTCCATGCACATGTCCGTAGAAATGCACACTTCCACGATGCATTTGATCCCACTCCCAAATTGGGTAATGTAACATAATTACAGTGGTACCTTCGTGATTGTAACGCAGGTATTGATGCACTTCTTTGAATTCCCTGCGGAATGCAGGATCGTTCAACAGTTTGCGGTCATGGTTTCCTTCGATTAGGATCTTAGTGCCATTCAGTCTACGCAGAATTGCAACTGCATCCTTAGCAGGCAGGAAAGCAAAGTCGCCCAAGATGAATGTTTCATCTTCTTGTGCAACGTCCTTGTTCCATTCTGCAATCATCTTTTCTCGCATGTCGTCTACATCCTTAAACCCATAACGAGTTACTGGACAAAACTTCATGATATTAGCGTGACCAAAATGCAGGTCACTTGTGATCCACTTTTTCATACACGCTCTTTCTTTACGCGGCCAATGCGGCTCGCCTTGTTCCAATCATAGACAACACCGTCTGGGCATCGTCCGTTTTCTACACTGTCAACTCCAAACTTGCCAACTATTTCGAAACTATCACTGCGGATTGTAACGAATTGGTTAAGCACTTTTGCATGGCCCATGGCCAAGTCCAGTGTTTCAAATTCTTTTTCTATATCTTTATAAATTACCTTAAACATTTTCAAATTTTTTCTTTAGACGCATAAACTCTGCAAGTTCGCGAGCTTCCTTGTCTGCTTTAACTTTCTTTTTTGCGTCCTTGGCTTTCTTTTCTTCAGCCAGGCGCTTTTCAAACTCTTTGTCAGTTTCTTCTCGACGTTCACGAAGTCGCAATTCCTTGCCACCATCATAACCATAGCTGTCAACGCTAAAGTAAACATCATGGCCTTGGAATCGTTCTTTGTAGTATTTCATTAACTCCATAATTTCGTCAGGAGTTCTGCCATCAATCACATCATAAAAATCTACATAACAATCTTTATACTCAACATCTAAAATCAAACGCTTTTTCATTTGTATCTCTCTAACAGTTCTTTATGTCGTTGCTCAACATCTTTCATATGCATATCAAGTTTCTTTTGTTTGGCATTGCGATCTTTTGTTTCCTTTTGCCATTCACGCCACAGTTCGAGAGCTGTGCTACCTGGCATCAAAACCAAACCTTTATAAACCACTTGCTTAGTCATAAGTATCTTCTTTTTGCGGAGGTACCCAAATTTTCTTGTTACCTAATTCATCATATTCGAACGGCACACCATTGATAGTGTGCGGTTCGTTTTCATCGTAAGTCCAACCCAGATGTTTCATCATGCGATGCTTAACTAAAAGGTTTGGACTACGAAAAACTTCTGTGTCATCAAAGCCCATCATGACGCCAACTTCACAAACTGCACCACTACGGCATACACCTGCAACACAATGCACAATAACATTCATTCGATTGTCTAGTGCATGTTGAAGCAAACGAGCTAATTCTGCGGCTTGTTCGTGACTGCATTTCATTGCTTCGTCTAGAACTTCATCCTTTTCTTCTACATCCAAAAACTGAAACTGATGTACTTCTTTGAATGTGTACTTAGGGACAGGGAAATCGCCTGGTGGATCTACAATTTGAATCAACATAGCGTTTTCGCCAGGGTTAATATGAAACCCTTTCTTAATATCGCTAAGGGCGACGTTTTGGATCCACGGCATAATCTTCCTTTAATCTATCTGAATATCTACAATCTTTCCTTCTCGGAAAATGTAATAACAATTAATCATTCCATAGTTAACCCAGATACAATCGTTACCCGGACGCATTTCGTAATATTTTACACCTTTGCGTTCCAAGTCAATTTGAACCTGCATTACTTCGATTGGGTTTAACAGTCCTGTAGTCATTTTAAGCAACATTGAGTTGAACTTGCAAACCTTCCCAAGTACCTGCTTGGCCAACTGCACAAGACATCAGGTCATCCGATGAACGGGTAAATTCCAACGAATCCAAAGCTTTTTGAACTGCGGCATTGCAGACAGTAAAATCACCAATGCCGTTTCGGATTTGTTTTGCGGTTGCATAAAAACATGCAGGTCCAACGATAACACGGAATTTTTGGGTACCGGGAAAACGCTTAATCATTTCAGCTCCTGTTTTGTTACGCTATGTATGTATTATATGCACAAAACCGATTTGTGTCAATTTTGGTTAGCTCAGCCCCAGGGCCTTTCTATCTGCGGTTGTAAGTTTGCTCAGGGCAAGTTCCTTGGCTTCCTTAGCGGCTTTGGCCTTTGCCTTACGAACCCGCTCTGCTTCCTTGGCTTTGGCATCGTCGATTTTATGCTGGGTAAACCAAGGACCTGCTTCTTTGTCCTTAAACAGTTTGTTAGTAGGATCGATCTTTTCCAACTCAGTCATTGCTTTGCAAGCAATGCGGGCCAACTTATCACGCAGGGCTTTCTTGTCAGCACCATCGTATGGTTCGTAGTCTCGTTCATAACTCATGCAGGGCATTTTTAACTCCTTTTTGCTATGTGTTTATTATAACACCGAAACCAATTTGTGCCAATTTATTCCCAAAGTAAGTCAAAATGCCCTTGTAATACTTTTTTAGTACTAGCTGTTTTGCTTGTTATATGGTCTTGCACCCTATCATCCTGGAATCTGTAAGTGCGGATTTTATCCCCACGCATACCAGAACCAACTTGCTGTCGTCTATTGGCAGAAACTTCTGCCGTAAACTCGTTTTGTGCTTGATTGCAAACTCGCTGTTCAATTGCCGACATTGCTTCTGCTAAACTGTTTTCCCTTGAACGACATTGTGCTGTTGCAACTGTGCCTGTGGGAATGTGAGTTATGCGACAACTGTTTTGATGTTTGTTGCGATGTTGTCCTCCAGCACCAGTTCCACTGTACCATTCGATTTTTAAATCAGAATCTCGTATTGTGGTTTTTATTTCTGCAGGATCTACGATAGCGACTGTCACTGTACTTGTGTGTACACGACCTTTTCGTTCTGTGGGAGGTACACGCTGTATCCTATGTCCTCCGCTTTCATTGTACAAGCCGGATAAATCAGAACCCTGGACTTCAATATGAAGTTCGCCTTGATACTCACCTATCAGGCGGGTAGCTCAGCCTTTGCTCTGTGCAAACTTAATATATGCTTGTGCCAAATCTTTGACAAACAACTTGCTATCTTCTCCGCCTTCTGCGGCTCTAATTTCAATTACTCGTTTCATTTTAAATCTCTTTATCTAAATTACTACCTTTCTCGGGTAGTTTTTCTATAGCACCTCTTTTTGTATAGACCTCGACAGTGACAAATTCCTTCATTGTCACAGGATCTACAGATGTTTTATAGATTTTTATTCGATAGTCGTCACGAACATAACTTAAAACTGTTTGAATGCTTTGTACTATCATCTATAGTATTTACATATTCATCCATGAATATGGTACCTGAGAAGGGATTCGAACCCTCAACAACTTATGTTTAACCTTGTCTCTCAAACAAGTGACTCTACCAATTCGTCCACTCAGGTATTAGATTTTAGGTTGAAGTAGCCCGGAGGCTACTTCTTCCTATGACAGTAAGATCCTGCTGTGCTTAGGAACACCTGTAAGCAGATATTCCATTTGATCTGCAAGAATGCTACGGTTTTGAAGGATCATATTTTCAAAGTGGTTAGGCGCATAAGGAACATATAACAGTTCCATTCGTGCTTCCTTAAGACTCTTACTACCCTTCTTGCTGTTGCAATCCTTACATGCTGTAACACAGTTCATCCAGCTGTTTTCACCGCCTTTGCTTTTAGGAACAATGTGATCCCTGCTTAGGAGGTGATAGTTAGGAAAGTGTCCGCCGCAGTATGCACACACATGTCTATCACGACCAAACAGAGTTCTGTTTGTCAGAGCGACTGTTGCATGTTTATGCGGGTTAAACCCGTGTCCCTTAATAGCGATAATGCTAGTGGTTTCCAGGTAACTTTCTGTACCATCATTTTGAAAACCGCCACGATATTTCGCCACAGTATCACCCATGCTCCATGCAACTGCATCTTTAGCATGATAGGTGATTGCGTCGTCATATGAAATCCATTGCCGTGGGATTCCAGAAATGTCAAGTGCTAGTACAGACATGTTTACTCCTTTTCTAACTGTCTAACTTGTATTTAAACTCGAAAGTCTGAGCTACTAGTGTAACTTTAATTAAAATTTGTGTCAATTTAAATATAATACTTTTGTTTAGTTAAAAACACGGTAGCTCTTTTAAATAAGTCAAAGGAGCTACTATGTCAGCGAATATTTTACGAAAATACATGGATATCATAGAAGAGGCTAATGAATTAGTCGGAATGGGAAAAATGTCTAAGCCAGAAGCTAGATACATTGATTTTGCACGAGGGACAAATCAATGTTCTTCATGTGCCCATTTTAGAAGTCCAAGTAGTTGTGAATTAGTTGAAGGTGTGATATCACCCGAAGGTATTTGCGATTATTATACAGGGGGTTCCATACAAGAAAAGTGGGGAACAGAAACTGAAGTTAGTCCAAGTGAAAAAGGCAAATACAAAGGCAAGTCATTAGAAGATTTACGCAAGTCTTACCGCGCATTAAAAGATAGCGGTCCACACAAAAAGGGTAGTCCTGAATTTGGTCGTATGCGCGAACTTGCGTTTGCTATACGAGCTAAAACAGGATGGGGCGGCGTAGGCAAATGATCATATTCTTTCGATAACCTTGTTAGAAAATATGTCATTAGCTTCTACACCCGGATGAGCCAAATCTCTAGCCTTATCATCTTGATTTATCTCATCAGCATTAAATTTTATAAATTTAACATTGTTTAAATCACAAAGCTGTTGTATGGCTAGTGTGTTTTTTGTTTTAGTTATGTCGCTGTGGTCATCATCTCGCCATAACAATTTAATTATCCCTGGTTCCAGATTATGCTGGCGAATTGAAATTGCCTCGAAGTGATTATTCGAAATGAATTCAAATCGTACTCCTGGAGGTTCTAAATAAATGCATATCTTAGGATTTAATCTTTTTATGTATCCAAGACACATCCTAAATGCAGCATCACTTGACGATCCACCCATTGCTAAATTAGCATATGACATGTTTAAACGATTTGATACTTTATATGCCCATGTATCTTCTAAAGGCAATCCTATTCCTTTAGTAAAGCTACATCCAAGAAACATAATATCTGTATTAGATTTAAAGTCTTCGCAACGAAAGCCTAAGTTATTAAACTTGTATGTAAATTGCTTATCTATCCAACCGTATTCTAAAAGTTTATCGTAATTGGTTTTTAAATTTTTGTTGAATCTTTCTTCAGTATCCATCGGCAACCAATTTAAAGTGTAGTTAGCATATGACAGGTAATAAGAATCGAAATTCATAATGTTCCTTTTGAATTTATTTAGTTACCATAAATATTCGGATGGCAAAGGAACGCATACCTCTAAATCTTCGTCGCAGGGTAATTGACCGCGATGGATATCATTGCGTTTATTGCGATGAAGACTTAACTAATTCAGAAATACATATGGATCATGTAGTGCCAGAGTCACAAGGCGGATTAACCACTTATGACAACTTACAAGTTACTTGTCGTAAATGCAATTTAGCTAAAGGCATTTTAAGCGAAAGTGAATTTACATCTCGTCTAAGAACAAGAGCGTTGAACATTCTACATAGACTAGGTTAAATGGTGTCCAGTACTGGGATCGAACCAGTGACCTCTTCGATGTCAACGAAGCGTTCATACCGCTGAACTAACCGGACATATTGGCGCCTCTGGAAGGATTCGAACCCTCAGATAGCTGGCTTAGAAGGCCTGCTCCCATTCCATTGGCAGAGGCATTAGTCTGCTTGTCTAGTTACATAAGTTTCTCTCATACAGCCAGCGTCAAAGTATTTTATCATACTTTGCTTAACTGTTTCTTTATCAAACTTTCTGCAACTGAATACATCTAAATAAATTTGTTTTGTGCTGTCTACGAAGTGTGCCGAAATATGTGATGTAACAATCATCTGTATAGCAGTGTAGCCAGCTTTGTCAATTTGATCTTCTGCAACACGAGCGATCCATGGATCGCCAATCGGCGTCATATCTATGTCTTGCACAAGACATTTAATCCATTTTTCGATGTTTGCTTTATCTTTCATTTTGTCTAGATCACATTCACCGCAATCTAACAATAGGTGATAGCCCCAATATTTTTTCATAACTAATTCCTTATTTGCAAGTTCTCTTGCTATAAATTAGTTATGGAAAATATTGAGACTTTTCTTACTACTTAATGTGGCTCCGCAACTTGGGATCGAACCAAGCTCATTCCTGATTAACAGTCAGGCGCATACACCTTGCTTGCTCTTGCGGAATAAATTCTTGCCGCTTCTTGGGACTTGTACCCCAGTTACTCCTGTCCCCTGTCGCGGCTCCGGGGGCGAGTCTGTCGTCTTTCTGCAGAAATTCTGCTGTGTTGAATTTGTAGTCTAGTGTCCTCAGGTTTATCACTAGTGTTTAGACGTACACAGCCGGACTTCGTTACGTCGAGTTTTTCCAGGACTTGTTACTTGAGCATACTTTGCCAGGCGCTGCCACTCTAGCTACGGGCCTTCCGGACCGCTGGGAATCGAACCCACTCCTGCTTTACAACGCATCAGGTTTCGAACCCCTACTCGTCGTGCCGTTCGCTTGCTAACACTACAAAACTGGTTGCGGAGGAAGGATTTGAACCTTCTAAGACGAGCTTATGAGACTGCCTTCTCACCTGACTCTCCGCTATATTGGGGCCCACTGTGTAGGACTCGAACCTACTCTAACCAATCGGGAGTCGAACCCGATACCCTGCGCGCCTAGGGGGATGCCACATCACTCAGTGGATTAAATTGGGGTATCGTACCAGGATCGAACTGGTGATAGCGGAATCACAACCCGCGGTTTTACCACTAAACTAACGACACCATAAAAACTTTGGTACCTAGGAAAGGAATCGAACCTTACGTCTTACGATTATCAGTCGTATGCTCTTCCATTGAGCTACCTAGGTATTTGGTAGTGATGGACGGATTTGAACCGCCGACAGTCTCCGTATGAAGGAGGTGTTCTACCAACTGAACTACATCACCATATAAAAGCAAACTAAATCTACACCTTGTGTAGTGGCGCCATCGCTGGTGCTGCCGTGCTCTGCAGAACACTTAATTTGCTTTTATATGGCGACAAATAAATGCTTTGGGATTCGAACCCAACCCCGCGTCCGCCTTCGCCGCTTACTAAGTCTGCAAACCGTTCGTCGGGTACTACCTTCTGCTGTGCTACCAACACACCACGCAACCTGTCATAGATGATTGCAGTCACCTATGAGCAGTCTTGTACCATATAAAAACACACTACACCTCTACCGCCTCAATGTCGTATACTAACACGAGCACGAGTAACATTTGATTACTTGTCTAGAATTTTCATCTTTTCAGGCAATAATGTGTTTTTATATGGTAGGAGCACAGGGACTCGAACCCTGGACCCTCGGATTAAAAGTCCGATGCTCTGAACCAACTGAGCTATACTCCCCTAAACCACTTAGTGAAACACACTCTCTCCGTCAAGAGGATTTTCATCGTGCTGGTTAAGCTACTTCGTCGTGTAGTCCAGGCTACCAACCTCTCAAGGCTAACGACCAATGATGAATGTATTTCACTAAGTGGTAGGGGCACAGAGAATCGAACTCTGATTGACCGGTTAAAAGCCGGATATTCTACCGTTGAATTATACCCCCATATGGTCCCAGTGCTGAGATTCGAACTCAGTTCTCTCGGCTTAAGAGGCCGGACTTCACCTTCAAAGTTTCTCTGGGATGGATTGTACTATATTGTCTTTATAGTGCCATCCCGGACCATACGGAGTCTCAGGACGACACTTAGCGTTTACTGCGCTTCATGTCATTCTCCTTTGTTAAGTTTCTATTATATGACAACTATCAATTAGTGTCAATTTGTGGTGCTCCCAACCGGACTCGAACCTGTAACCTATCGATTATGAGTCGATTGCACTTACCAATTGTGCTATGGGAGCATGTAGATTGGGCGCCACACTATCCACCTGGGTGGACTCGCATGATTGTCTCGAACAGTCAAGTTTAACTTACCACGAATAGCCATACTGTTTTGTCACATAGCAGACGCTATGCTAGGCTAGGTGGGACTCAAAACTGCCGTCTATCCCGTAAACTGTTAAATTAAATCAGCTTGTTTAAGCCGATCGATTGTTTGTTGCGTTAACTCTCTCCAGTTTGCAATAGCATCTCTGCTAAAGTCTTCTGAAGGAATTTTTGTAAAGTCACTTATCTTTGATATAAGTATCTCAGGATCAAGATATACTAATTCATTCCAAGATACATTTAGCATCCTGGGTTCAAGATCAGGACAAGGTCTGCATAATCTTGTAAAATAATTTCCTACTACATATCTCCATTTTACAATTTTATCAATGTTGTATAGATCGTGTAACTCTTTACCTTTTACATTTTTAAATTTTAGACTTTGTTCGGGATGCTTTAACATGAATACCCCGATAATTTCACTAAGCTGATTAACTTCAAAACATGTTTTTATTTGCTTATGAAAATATTCCATAAGCACATCAGGATTAGCATAATGTCCATGCGGATAAACTATAGTATCTTCTGGGATCGTTTTAGCAAACTCTCTTAAAAAATTAAGATTGGTTTTTCCTGTCAGATCTTTCCCTATTCCTAATGGAGGGCTACCTAAATATTTTTTAGAGTCATGCGAGTTTCCATTCTCACTAAAAACAAATGTATTATCTTTTTTGTGCGCGGCGGCATAGATTAAGCTAGACAAAAACTGTCCGCCTGTGCCACCCATGTAATTAATAGGAACAACATTGTATATCATCGACTATTTATTGGTGGAGGCCGAGGGAGTTGAACCCTTCTAGTCATGATTCTTGCAAGGAATCACCGTAGCCCGCTACTGCCCCCAAATTGTTTGGCGCCCCGTGATGGAATCGAACCACCATCCCGACGTTCGTAGCATCGTATCCTATCCATTGAACGAACGAGGCATAAAAACTCTCGGGCGGTTGCACCCGCCCTTCCCTAGTTTAATTGTGCAAACTAAACTAAGAGTACTCTGGTGCCGAAGACCGGGGTCGAACCAGTGACACACGGATTTTCAATCCGCTGCTCTACCAACTGAGCTACATCGGCAAATTGTTTGGCGACTCGTGGGAGAATCGAACTCCCGTCTCCGGATAGACAATCCGGGATAATGACCATTATATGAACGAGCCGTAAATTGGCGCCCCTAAGTGGAATTGAACCACTCCGTGACAGGCTTCAAATCCTATTGACACGACAACAGTCCGGGACATAAATTGATTGCACTGTGTAAAGGTGGTCCATATATCTTTACGATACCACTCTTCGGGCGGAGTAAAAGTTCGTTGCCCCGATTAAACACACTTTCCGATACTAACTAAGCAAAACTTGGTGGAGCGTGAAGGAATCGAACCTAACTGCCGCCACTACACATATTAAGGCAACTGTTTTACAGACAGCCGTGTAGAACACACTCCATTATACTAATGACAGGACGCCCTATTGCCCAGGGTCGTTTAAGAGTAAGCTCTTTGCCACTCTCCTATGAAACTTGGTACTCTGTACGGGAATCGAACCCGTCTTTGCGACTTGAAAGGCCACTGTCCTAAACCGATAGACGAACAGAGTATAACTTGGCAGAGGGTACTGGATTCGAACCAGTGATCACAATTTCAAAGACTGTAGCTTTAGGCCAAACTAAGCTAACCCCCAACATAAACTTGGTACCTTGTAGTGGGATCGAACCACTGACATCCCACTTGTAAGGAGGGTGCTACTACCGCTGAGCTAACAAGGTATAAATTGGAGCGGGTAGGGAGAGTCGAACTCCGCATTATCTGTTTGGAAGACAGCTGGGCGCCCCTTGCCACTATCTACCCGCATTTTATCTGGTCTGGGTGGCAGGATTCGAACCTGCGACCTCTCACTTCCAAGGCGAGCCGTCTGACCTGACTGACAATACACCCAGATAAATTTTGGCATCCTGTAGGGGTTTTGCTCCCCTCTCAATAGTTTGAAGGACTATCGGCCACACTAGCTGCCTCACAGGATATAAATTTGTTTTTGTTTTTATTCACTATATGCAAACACACTAAAAGGGAATTCTTATGACTACAACTCAACATGGGCTTACAAAATTGCCATGTATCTTGTCTAAGTGAGTTCGTCTCTCACTTCTCGCTAAGAATCATTACATTCCGAACAACACCGCCGCTTCTCTGGATGTCATTGCTGTTCGCAAGCATCCTATTTCATGACTTTGTAGCGGCCCAGTCCGTCGACTAGCGTAACCTTTACAAAATCCTAACGGATTCGGCAACCCTTAATATGTTTACATATAGCGGTCACTTCCCAGTGACATATATGTTGGACTAACTTTTTAAAGAACAATTGTTAATTTCTTAACATGTATCTATTGTAGCACGACATCCTATTTGTGTCAATTTGTGGTGCTGATGGCGGGATTCGAACCCACGACCTCTTTCTTACCAAGAAAGTACACTACCTCTGTGTTACATCAGCTCACTTAGGTTCTGCTACTTTGCGTAAACTTTCTTTCTTAACAAGACAGTCACGCTGAGTGCCTAAACGAAACACTCTTAAATATTCAACACCATCGATCATTTGAATGTCTTTAGTGTCTTTACAATAAAACTTTTCTTTGTTGCGTAAGTTTTCAAAGTAAATTGTTTTCATATGATCTCCTATTGGTCTCGCCACCAGGAATCGAACCTGGATCTGTTCTTTAGGAGAGAACCGTTCTATCCATTGAACTACAGCGAGTTAATTGGCACCCCCTCAAGGATTCGAACCTCGGAATGTCGGAATCAAAATCCGATGCCTTAGACCAACTTGGCGAAGAGGGTAAATTTTATTGGCCGGCCCTGCAGGATTCGAACCCACGACTTCCTGTTTCGAAGACAGGCACTCTGTCCAACTGAGTTAAGGACCGTTATTGGTGGAGGACTGTCCGGGCTCATGATTACCCGTAAGGCTAGCACCGTCCCCCATAATTGGCCGAAGCTGTGAGATTCGAACTCACGGACCCCTTTCGGAGCCGACAGTTTTCAAGACTGTTGCAATAAACCGGACTCTGCCAAGCTTCGATAAATATTTTTATGCAAACATACAGCTCTGTTACTCGAGATGGTCTGTTAATCCACTTGTCTATGACAATGACTAACGACATTTGCTATATATTTGTGTTTGACTTATACACTGATAGATTTGAAATGAAATTCTTTACTGATATGCATTCAGCAAGAGAATTTATTAAATCATTCTAAGAAAAACCCCAAAGCACTCCTTATAGTAAGCAAGCGATTGGGGCCATATTTGGAGCGGGTAACGAGGCTCGAACTCGTGACATCTACCTTGGCAAGGTAGTGCTCTACCAACTGAGCTACACCCGCATAATTTTATTTATATGCTACTTCTGTTTTAAACATACAGGTTTTCAAGCTGACTAGGATCATCTAAAGCTTTTTGTATCTGTATGTTATTGAAGTTCGGTCTACATGGCTGACATAACTTGGTATTGATCTTGTTATAGATCTCGTAATGTCTTTCACTTAACCAAATATCTCTCACATCTGTTTCAACCCACGAACCTAACTTGTAGTTTGGATTACCTCTGTTTTCACAGCATAGATATACTTGACCATCAGCCGAGAATACAGGGAATTGAAACATTTGGTGACAACGATTGTATGTTCTTTCTAAAGATTTGTTTTTGTTAATCTTATAAGGAACTCCATACTTTGCACCGAGCTCTTCTATATCTTTTAACACTTGTTCAGTGAAAGCAAAAACTTTATTGTTAGCAATCATAGGTCTAAAATAAACCATCCTGACACCAACTTTTTTACTTGTTTCAAAGATACTTGCTAATTCTTCTGTTGTTGAATTTAATTCATGCAACAACACTTTAAAATCTACTTTTGCGCCCATGCTAACTAAACCACGAGCGTTATACATTACTTTGTCAAATAGACTTGTTCTTGTTAAACTGCGTCTAATTTGTTCATACATAGATTCATTACCTGCATCAATATCAATGCCAACCCATGCCATAAGTCTAATCTTATCAACATGAACATTATCTATTAATGCATCTAGTTTACTGCCGTTTGTTGTTAAACTGCACATAAAGCCTAAATCAATTGTATGTTCTAAAACTTTTTCATATCCAGGCAATACAGTAGGTTCTCCGCCACCAGGATAGCTTATGCTATGTAATGTTCCATAGCTTGTTGGCTTGTAACCACGCCATTCAGATAATTGATCTAATAGCTTGATATAGTCGCCATATTTTCTTTGTACAGGAACATTAGTTCTAAACTCTGCACTGTTGCAGTAAAAGCAATCCTGGTTACAAACATTTGTTAAATCTATATCTGCATGAGCAGGTATGATTGTATGTGTTTTTTGATAACGCATCCAATGCGCTATTTCTGCATTATGATACATCTTCTGTAGTCCATTGTAAATAGGAACTCTGGTTCCAACCCCATTCTTTGTCTTCCCTGGCTAACCAAGGAAAAGCACCATTCTGAGTAGTATCATAGTTAATTATGTTTATACCCATATAATCATTTGTGCTTCTGCCTTCTAAGCCGCGCATAATTTCTATACGCTTTGTAAAAGTAGAATGTAATGTACCAACAAATGTAACTGCTTTTGTACAGATAATTTTATCTAATATTGCCTTCTCTAACGGACCGCAGTTTTGATTAAACTCACTGCTGAATATAAGTTTGTATTTCTTCCTTAATGGATCGAAATAACTTAAATCAGTTTCGTCTGTTGAAACAAAGAATGGCAAACTAGGATCAAATTTACCTTCGCTAACTAATCTATCTAGCTGATACAATAGCTTGTCGCTAGTGTTTACGCTTTCTAAACTGTTAGAGAATTGAATAAAGAAATCGTTTCTTCTAACATGTATTGCATTGTACGGACCTATATTACTGATAGGAGTTTTGTAGTACAATTTATAATAATGTTGTTTATAACGAATGGCTCTATTAATTTTGTGCTTTAGATTATTTCTAACTTTTGCAACACCAGGATATATTAGATACCAATAGTGTTGGAAGAAGTTATTGTCAAATACGATGTATTTGTTGCTTCTAAACAATTCTATTACTTCTCTATTAGCCACAAAATCTTTATAATCTTGTGTACCATAATACTGACCTGCATTATAAATCATACAATGATTCGCTGGCGTCATTGGGTATACACCGGTATGTGTATAAGTCCAGCAATCATCTACATGTTTGTCAAAGTCATTAATCCAGTTTTCTCTAGATTGTATTTTCTCTTTAACTTCTGCAGGCAGATCAAAATCTTTATAATCTACAACATCAAATTCTTCTTTAAAAATCTTTTCGTCGAATAAGTCCCAAGGGCTATGCCATTGTGTCTTATCTCCGTGATTAATAAAAACCAAGTATTGAGTTGGGGGCATTACAATTTTTCTTCCTGTAACATAGGCTACAGCAAGAGCACATTCATAACTCATTATGACATTACTGAGCCCTGATCTATAAGGGCTAAAAATTAAATACTTGTCGTTCATGAATTATATTTATATTGGCATCCCACCAGGGACTCGAACCCCGACCAACGGTTTTGGAGACCGCTATGCTG